TTATTCCACTAAGTTATCTCCTACCAGCAAGCCAGAGAAGAAAGTGAAGTTCTAATATGGCAAATAATATTGCTTTTCAACCTCAAGGTAAAACTTATAAAGCAAACGTAACAACGGCTTCACAAACTATTACAGTGACTGCGGATAGTCCTTGTAATCAAGTGTGTGTTGCTAATCACCAACCTACTGGCTCTGGTGGTCAACCTGTTTATTTTACAGTGAGCAATTTAGCAAACGTAACAACTGCTGTACCGGTAGCTGGTACACCATCTTATTGTTTGGTATCTGTACCGGGAACAATTAAAGTGTTTACTGTACCGTATCAATTTTCTAGTTCAAATATGTATATTTCATTTATTGGTGAAGGTACATCGGAGTGTTATTTCACACCGGGCGAAGGTGTCTAATTATCGGGGGTTAATCTATATGCGTAGGTTAACAGATGGAAGATTACGGAATTGCGAGTGGAGTCAAGGGACTATCTGAGAGTCTCAACTCCACCAGAGAAGCTGGTAAAGAGCTTACTAAAACAATAGAAGGTATCCAACACGATGCCTTGGATGTGGCTCAACAAGAGTTACAACAACTCAAAAAGAAAAAACTCCTAGAAGAAGTAAGAGAAAATTCTCTTATATATCAAGCGATTGAAGAGTATGAATCGCAAAAAGCAATTATCATAGCAGAAAATAAAGCAGAAAAAGACTTTAAAGGCAAGTATGGTGAAAAGGAATGGTCTAAGGTATTAGAGTTAAAAACTGTTGTGGAAAGAGAACGTAAAGAAAATAAACTGTATTACGGACATAAATTAAAAGATGTTCAGAGAGTACAGCTATATTGTTGGTTTGCTGCTTTTGTAGTAACCTGTCTTTTGTATTATTTTAAACTTGTATGAACTGGGTGTTGTATTGGTTTGCTGTATTTTTGATTGAGTTATTTCTCATTGCTTACATTGTGTTTTTAGATTGGGAAATTAAACAATTAAAACGTAAGCCGATAAAATTTAAGATAACACGAACCGTAACGGAAGAACGAACCAAGAAAGAAATTGTGCGTGGATGATGACATATTCAAATGGTGGACAATTTTTGCGTTAATTTGTATGATGTTAATTATTCTCTTAAAGGATTGATATGGATTGGTTAGCTCAAATTGCTCCCGGAATTGCTACTGCATTGGGTGGTCCACTTGCAGGACTTGCTGTTACTGCCGTATCTAAAGCTCTCGGTATTGATGAAAAAGATGTTCAATCAACGATTGAGTCCGGTAAATTATCTGCTGACCAGTTGGCAAGTCTGAAACAAGCTGAGGTTCAATTGCAAGCAAGGGCGCAAGAATTAGGTTTAGATTTTGAAAAACTTGCAGTAGATGACCGTAAATCTGCAAGAGAGATGCAAACAGCAACTCATTCATGGTTGCCACCAACATTGTCCGTCATCGTTACAGCAGGATTCTTCGGTATTTTATTTGCTTTGATGACTGGATATGCCACTAAGTCAGATGAGTTAATGATTATGTTAGGTTCGTTATCAACCGGCTGGGCTGGTATTTTATCTTTTTACTTTGGTTCATCTGCCGGTAGTCAAAAGAAAGATGAACTATTACATCAAAGTACACCGACATGAAAGAAAATTACGAGTCCTCATTAGCGCACGTTCTCAAGAGCGAGGGATTGTGGAGTGACAACCCTCTTGACCCGGGAGGAGCTACGATGAAAGGAATTACCTTTGCGGTTTTTAAAGAATGGAAACGTAATCAATATCTTACAAAAGATGATTTAAAAAACATTAGTGACGAAGATGTACATGACTTATACAAACAACTCTATTGGGATAAGGTTCATGGTGATGACTTACCTAGTGGTGTTGATTACGCTGTATTTGATGCTGCTGTAAACATGGGTGTTGGTAGAGCATCTAAATTATTACAAGAGTCTGTTGGTGTTGCTGCTGACGGTGTGATAGGACAAGGTACATTACAAGCTGTCAATCAAGCCAATACACGCTCTTTGTTAGAAAATTTTGCTGCTGAAAAAACTGAATTTTACAAATCATTAAGTGCATTTAGTACGTTCGGTGCAGGTTGGTTAAATCGTGTGGCTGAAGTGAAAACCATATCGGAGAGTATGATTGGATAATCATTGGGTACTAGGTAGTAGTGGAGCGTCCTATGGCAAATAAGCCGAATCTTTCTGTTGGGAGAGGAGAAAAGCAATCCGTTTCTTCAGGAGGCGGTTTGACTGCCAAAGGGAGAAAGAAGTATAACCGAGCAACAGGCAGCAACTTAAAAGCACCGCAAAAGTCAGGACCACGTCATAAGTCATTTTGCGCAAGGTCTCGTAACTGGAAAGGTCCTAGAGGCAAAGCTGCAAGAAGAAGATGGGGATGTCGATGAAAGCTGGATTGTATGCCAATATTCACAAAAAAAGAGAACGTATCCGTAAAGGGTCAAAAGAGAAAATGAGAACACCCGGTAGCAAGGGTGCGCCCACTGACTCAGCGTTTCGCAAAGCAAAGAAAACCGCACGTAAGACAAGACGTTAAGGCTGTTGTACAAGTTGTCCCTCAAACACATAACTACCCATGTGAGCTAGGTTAATCCACGGACCAGCCCATATCTTGATACCGTTATCTCTAGCTATCTTACAGAAGCCATAGTCCTCAGATAAGAGACGTTCTGTACCTTCTTCAATAAAGACTGGGAAGAACTCATGGATACGGTCTCTTTTCAATTCACCGGCAAGGTCGTGTACATCATTGACGTAAGACTTAACAACTCCTTGCAGCTTCTCTAATACTTCTCTTTTGATAAGCATAAAACCAGTACCACCATTCCATATTTCTACCGGTTCATTCATTGGTACGGTAACTTGAGAAGCGTAGTCTACAAGGTTAACAACAAAGCTACCGGTATGATGCTTGAGCTTATCTTTAGAAACACCGTTATCCATTGCAGTTTTAACGGAGTCCCAATTAATTTCTTTTTTTGGATAGATACCACAAATCACCTCTTTATCAGCACGAACCATGTGTACTATATCTTCCGGATTGTAACGAATGTCTGAATCAATAAACATCAAGTGTGTACAGTCTGTTCGTAAAAACATATTGCTTAGTGCGTTTCTAGCTCGTTGGATGAGCGACTCATTAAACATAAAACTAAAGACACATTCGATGTTGTTGTTATTTAATGTTGCCGGTGTTGTCAGCATGGACTGTGCATAGACTCCATGACACATCCCACCATACATCGGTGTAGCTACAAACAGCTTTGGTTTCTTTTCTTCTGTCATTTCTCACTCGCTTTCTTTAAATCTTTTTATTTCATTATTCAATTCATAAGCAAACCATTCTTTTGCTCTATTCTTATCCAAAGAAATAAAGTTTCTTAACTGCTCAATTTCTTGGGCTTGTTGACGTAGCATATTAGCAGCATCTTTTACAAAACCTCTTGGGTATGCATCTTCAATTAATTGTGCTAATTCATTTGCTGTCATTTTTATGTTCCTTATATTCTTCTATCATTACGACACAACTACCCCCAGTGTGTGTAATTCCTCGCTCTACAGTTAACTTCCATACCTGACTATCATCGTCAATAATTCCTGCGTCTTGGATTGAATCGAGTATTGCCTTACAACTATTATCTATATCCATGAGTCGCTTATTTCTAGGTCTTAGGATAATATCTATTTGTACTGCCATCTCACCTAACTTTGGAACATTTTTTTCAATGACATAAGCTGCGACTTGTTCTTTAAATTCCCTACCACGCTTAGAAAGAAACTTACGGTTACCGGAAGTAATCCAATAATTGTTTACACTAGGCGGATAGGGAAGATAAAGGATAATCAAATCAATACTTTAGAATGGTACGTCATCATCATTACGTTTCACTTCTCTTGGATACTCTATCGTTTCTCTTTCCATTTCTTGAGGAGTTTTCATTACTGAAAGTGAAAACAGATGACCGTTGGCATGAACTTTTTTCCATGCTGACAATCTGATAATTTTACCTTCGACCATGACCTGACCTTTATAGTCTGGATGTGTTTCTGTTTTCTTTTCGAGGTTTTGAAATAAAACTCCACGACCTTCTTTTGGAATGTGACTGCTCATAAATTCTCCTTGTTTAAGTGATACCTTGCAAAATGTTTACCGTTACTTTTTACATCTTCGGTATGGATGTTGTAACCTTCTTTTCTTAATACCTCTATATGTGCAGCTAACCGCATCGACCCAATATGTTGAAGAGCATCCATCGGTGTAATTGGTTTACTTTGTAACCACCGTAGAATTTTCATCTTCTGAGTCTTTCCGGTTAGCTCTGCGACTTTGACTCTTGGGGTTGTGTCCTCCTCGCTAAGTCAATGTTTTGAGTAATATCAAGACGAGACAACAGCATTTGATTACAT